CCAAATCCATAATTAGCATGGCCAACAAATACAGTTTGTTCAGATGTATTTGTTACACCACTATACTCCTTAATATTAACTGACCCTCTTAACAATTGAGAATATTCCTTGTTCTTCTTTTTCAGTTTATAGGTTTTCCCTACACCACCAGCATACATAGCACCAGTATTCATTGCAAACTGTTTGCGTTGTTTGCTAACCCTCCTAACACGTAGTCGGTTCGCACGTCTTTGGCGTGCTTGGTTTTTCCTTGACGGTATAACATAAGGTGGTAGTGGAGTCGCTTTTCTAACAGCAACATATTTACCACCTCTCATAGCCATAGGAGTAAGAGTTCTTCGTTTAGGAGTTCTAGATGGAGTTGGTGGATAAACACTAGCACGACGTTTAGGCATAAAGAATTTTTCCCAATCTTTTTTATATTTTTTTGGATAAACAATCTGTGGTTGTTCATCATACATCCCTTTATACACATCATAAGCCATACGGGCTGTTCCAACAGCCCCTAACCCTCCTAACACACCATAAATTTGATTATAATCTTGATGACGATAAATTCTTGCATCTTGCATTTTTTTTTATTAAAACATTCGGAGAGGCATATATATAATATAAAACCGACGAGTTATGGCTTCTGCAAGTGCTAAATCGTCACAAAATATGTCTGCAATAGTATAATTTGATGTAACAATTATCCTTTCCGGGCGTATTGTTACAGCATAACCTTTCGTTTCAGCAATAAACGCATATTTGTCAGACCATATTTTAAGGTGATGCCCTAACACTTTATGAGACTTGTCTAAATCGTCAATTATTACATTTTTTTCGTTCTGATATCCACACCACCACTTATTGCACATTTTCATATAAGCATTCAAGTAAAATTGACGAGCATAATGGGATTTGCCAACTCCAGGTGGACCATGTATCCAAATCCCGCAAGCAGCATCTAAATCAGCAGGCTTAACCATATTGTCCATAGCAATTTGTTTCAGTGTTCTATAATGTTGAATATAAACTTGTGCATCGACTTCATCGATTAATCCATTTTTGGCCTTTTCTTTAACCAACTGCCAATCCACTGCTGAGTTTCTTCTGTGAGCTTTTTCTCCCAGTTCAAATTGAGATCCTGGCACACGGGTTTCCTCTTTCCACACATAGGCATCTGCAGCGGCCGACCTCGACATTTCGTAGTGTCCACTGTTGGGGAAATGCTGCTTAACAAAACTGAGGCGTACTGTTTTCTTAAACACAATAATGAATTGCCAATGTAAGTAGCCTGTATTCTCGCCTTGCTCTTTTTGACCTTTAATATAGGCAACACATTGTGGTAGTTCTGTGGGCGGATCCCATTGATCCTCTCTAACAGTTGCAATCCAGTACCGGCCTCTGTTGTTGTTGTTTGTTGGCATTCCGAGAAAACGTCAGTGTAAATCATTGCTGAATTGTACTGCCATTTTCCGCCGGCTATTTATATGTTTTGGACAGAAGAGGCGTTTGCCTATTTGGAGAACGCCTCCTTACCCCTGTTTAGGGGGTCGGATTGCCGGCTGCAGGGGTCGGATTGCCAACGACATCCAGGGGGGTGTCACTTTGTCACTTCGCTTCTGTAAGTAATACTAGCGAAGTGACGCCTAGGGGTTAGGGGCCCCTACCTCTTAAGCCCTTACCCCCTAACCCCTTAACCTAACAAATCCTCCAGTCAATTAAAAATATATCGATCACGGGAGAGCCTACCGGCTCCCTGGAGGATGGTCAAGGGCAAGTATGCCCTCGACATGGGTGCCCGTCCCCGGGCACGCAGACTCCGCCCTAAAGGGCTCTCGCTGCCACCCAACCCTTTCCTAACCCTTACCTCTTAACTTAACCTAACTTTATTTATATTGCTTATTAAAAAAGGCAGAAGTATAAGTATTATAACCAGGCTTAATAACACAACCAATCTTTAGATTATGTTCAAATCCAACAGACACATCTGGTTGAGCCGCAACACAGTCAATAAGTTTTTCAACACAAAAAATCTTGTGTTTTCCCAATTTCATTAAAGTATAGTTCCAATTACCAAGATTACCATATAAAGCCTTAGCAAAAAAACTGCTTTGAGTATAAGTTGATGAATGATACAAAGCAGACGTTTTAGATTGACCAGGATCTAATATAAACGATCCTTGAGCATAACACTGAGCAAAATATCTTGCATTAGGAGGTTCTTGTTGGTCATTTTGTTGCAAAATAGGAACAATATCAATAACACCGTTGTTTTCACCTGCAACAAACTCAGGTTGACCAATAGATTGACTACCAGCAATTTGAGTTCCATTTCCATATCCAAGATACGCCTTAACCCTAACTGGTTGATTATCAATTTTTTCAACCTCATCATCATCAAGTTTAGATTGAGTACGATTCTGAATTACAAATTCAGACACACTAGATATGGAAACCTTTGCATTTTTCATATGAATACGAACAAATTTAAATCCAGATCCGACAGCAGGCACATAACTAATATCAAACATTTGATATTGATTAGTTTTAGATATCAAATGTCCAACAATTTGATCAGCAATAAGGTCATAAATACCAGCGCCAATTGTAAAATTGGCATTTGTTGGAGCACCTGCTAAGTAACTATCTTTATGGCGAATCCTAATAATGTCGCCAATCATTCCTACCAATACTTGATCAGTAAAAGCTTCAAATGTAATTCCATTACGATTAAGAATCATCTTAACTAAAGCACGAGCAAAAGATTTTAGTAATAAGCCAAATCCATAATTAGCATGGCCAACAAATACAGTTTGTTCAGATGTATTTGTTACACCACTATACTCCTTAATATTAACTGACCCTCTTAACAATTGAGAATATTCCTTGTTCTTCTTTT